GTATGGGCGCTTGGATGTAGCGTTATGTGGTCGCATGCCGGGTTTAATGCTCCAAGGCTTACGCCATGGCACCTCACCCACGTCAAGTGCTGCCAGTATCCGGTCTGTGATTACGTCATAGGCGCGACTGTCCATTGTGTACACTCCTGCCGGGGTGCTATGGGGTTGATTAGTGTAGGCCGTATGCTACGTTGGGTACGGTCGGCGTCCAGCACGCCCGGCAATCCAGGCACTTGTTCCCCTGGGTAGGTGCTGGACACGTTCGGTTGCTATCGTCTGTAACTACCGTTGACGTTGGTAACCCATAGCCTATCGGCGGGTTGCTATCGACCATATGCGCCGACAGTCTGACAACCAGGTTAGTCGGGAATTGTCCATGAAGTTTCTGGTATAGCTTGACGGTACGATATTCGCGTGTCGGCAACCAATGCTGGACGCCCGGTGTCATCTTGCATACATTGACTATCTTTACCAGGTGTTCCAGGTTCTGCACGTCTCCGCTATCGTGCCATCGAAAGTAATCTTCTCCGGTATCCAATATAAGAAATACCATCGCGTCAACCCATAGGGGATTCGTGATACCGTCAAGGCGTTTCCGCAATGCTTTTTGCACATTGCCAAAACGGTAGTTACCTTTTAAGGCGTAGCACCCATGACACGTTGAACCAGGGATTTTGACCAGTTTCGACCCTACGTTGCATGCCGTTGCGGGTGTTGACGTTGAATGCACCGGCATTTTGCCTGGTTTGGATAGTGTGCCAGCCGTTGAAATTGCCATTGCTTTATCCATGGCAGGATATGCTTTTGGTTCGCCGTAGACGTTTTTAATTGTGACTGCTATTACGTCGATCATTAAAATCCTTCGCTCTCAAGCGTGATGAGGTCGTATATGTCGTTGTCGTTTAGGTCGATTAGGTCGATGTCGTCGATGTCGTCGATGTCTATGTCGTTGTCCATTGCGTACACTCCGCCTACTAATTTGTCCGGACTTGTCACCGGACTTGTAGGTTACAAACGGGATCAACCTTTATCGTTAATCCCGTTTTGACTCCCTAATTCGACACGGGCGCATCTTCATATGCTATTTCTCAATCCGGAATCATTAGCCTGCATGGCCTATTCGAATCGATTCCCGTGTCCGTGCGGCCTGACTTCTCCGCAGCGTTTGTAGCTATTGGGCGGTACCCTAGGCGCATCATCTCTCAACTGATTGCCCTACAGGCCTTACCCTATGTTGATGTTGTGTACTGTTCTCTGTGTTGCGGCTTCGGTGGCCTGACCTCCCGTTGATTAAGTTGATGGCGTTATCATCGCATAGCCCCTAGGCATTGTCAATAGGGCAAATGTAGCTAAAACAGAACAGAATATGCCGTGGGGGTGGGTATTGTGGGATGGAGAGATAGAACAAAACTCGTAAAAAACTCGTTGAAATTGGCGGGGTTATAGCTGAACTGCATTGATTGCGGGGCTTGGATATGGCATAATCCGATGGCATAAGCGGTTGGCGCGTCGGATTACTGCCGCCGACATCATAGCCAACCAGGTGGTGTGTTAGCCGTGGCAGGGTTGTGCGTCTTGGTCCGCCGTAATGGGAAGGGAACCAACGTCTTGTTGGTGTGCGGCCACAACTAGGCTAGCGATGGTTCCGTAACGGTAGGCCATCCAGCGCCAGTAAAGGCTCGGAGTAGCTAATCGATGCTCGGAGCCCGAATTTTTAGAATCGAACGCCTTGGGCGTATTACGTTCGAAAACGGAGCACGTTATGGATGAACCTAAACTAACCCAACGACAAGAGCGCTTCGTCGCTCATTACGCGGCGACTTCTAATGCTACACAGTCCGCTAAAGACGCCGGATATAGTGCACACAGCGCTAGAGAAAACGGTTACGAGAACCTCACAAAGCCCTACGTAGCGCGTGCCGTAGCTTTAAAACAGGCGGATTACCTAGTCGAAGCCGGTGTTACGGCGCACGCTATCGTCACCGGCTTGTTGCTTGAGGCTAATGACCGCGCATCAGACCGCACCGCTAACGCTCGTGTTCAGGCTTGGAAAGTCCTAGCACAAATGGCGGGGTTGGTCGAGACCAAGGTATCGGTACGCGGTCAAGTTGACCATCGCCTTGAACGCGAACCGCTGGGCCCTCTAAGCCTTGACCAACTCGACCAAATCATTGACGCTGGACACACGGCAAAGCGCATTCTGGACGCGCTAGACGCTGGAGAGATCCTAGAGTTACCGCCAGCGTAATCGAGCCGCGCTATAAGGTACTCCCTATATGCGCGAAACTAAAAACGGAATTCCACACGCCGAAAAAAGCGAACCAGCTTCGCAGGGGCCCCCCTACCTATAAGACTGTGCCCCCATCCCCTAACTTGAGGTATACTGATGTGCGGTTGCTAGTTGGTGTTGTGTGTGCATGAGTATGTTGTGGGGTTAGGTAGGTATGACGACTACGACTGAGCTTGAGACTCTTTATCATGCGGGTGAGGCGGCTGAGTTACAGGCTGCTTCAAAGTCGTTCCTTCGTTTTCTGGATTACGTTTACATATTGGAGCCTCCTCCGGGCAGGGGCAAGATCAAGTTTGAGAAGTGGCCTCACTTGGTTAGGCTTGTAGAGGGGCTTGAGACTAATCGGCTCAACGTTATTCTCAAGGCTCGTCAGGAGGGGTTCTCGTGGGTAATGGCGGCTTACTCTGTTTGGATATTTCGTTTCCAGGAGGGGTCGGTAGTACTAAAGTTCTCCCGGGGCGAGGTTGAGTCTCACGCGCTTTTGTCCAAGGCCCGTTTTATTTATACCAGCCTTCCTTTGGCGTGGCAGATGCCGCTTGGTTCGGACTCCAGGTCTGAGCTTTCTCTCCCGGACAACTCTTCCAAGATCATGGCTTTGCCTTCTACTGAGGATGCGGGTCGATCTGAGACTGCGACTTTAGTTATTCAGGACGAGGCGGACTTCCACACTTATCTAGAGACTAATTATCTGGCTGTTAAGCCTACTATTGACGCAGGCGGGCAGATGATAATGGGCTCGACCTCTAATAAGAAGAAGTCCGTATCTTTGTTCAAGGAGCTTTATCGGGGGGCTCCCGATAACGGTTGGAACGCTGTGTTTTGGGGGTGGAGGTTACGTCCCGGTCGTGACGAGACATGGTACAAGCGAACTCAGGACGAGATCCCCACGGTGGTGCTGGAGGGTCTTACTCCTGAGACATATATGCAGCAGGAGTACCCTGACAACGCCGAAGAGGCGCTGGCGCCTGCTCGGGCTGCACAGGCGATGGACTTCGAGAGTCTTATATGGATGCAGGAGGACGCCAAGCGTCCTGTGGAGGTTGTTGAGGGGGTAATAAACATATACGAGAAGTGGCGTGGGGCCGGCAAGTACTGTGCGGCGACCGATGTGTCTAAGGGTACGGGGTACGATTTCGGGGTAAGCGTGGTCCTTGATGCGGTTACCGGCAGGGTTGTTGCCGACATAATGAGTAACGTGCTCAGTACGGAGGAGTTCGTTTACTACACGGACGTTATGTTGGAGAGGTATAAAAAGCCGATCTGGGGCATAGAGGACAACGGCCTTGGAGAAGCGGCCATACAGGCGGCGAGGAGGAAGGGGTACCCTCGGCTATACTACCGTACCTCAGGGCGCAACGTGAGGCAGATAGGGTGGCATACGGACTCTCGAAGTAGGTTCCTGCTGTATGACGAGCTGTACGAGTCCATCAAGGCCCGACAGGTCACTGTGTATAATAAGGACGGGCTGGGCCAGTTCTTCACGCTTCGGAGGGACGGCCAGGGCCATATATCTGCGCTTAAAGGGGCTCACGACGATTACCCCATGGCGGTTGGGATCGCCCTCCAAATCAGGGGGCAGGCCACGTCTATCGGCGGCCCTATAGTAAGGAGGGGAAGGAGATACTGATATGCCGGACCTGAACTCTCGTCCTGACGGGCCCTTCATAGATCGGATGTACAAGCACCTGTACGATCTGTGGGGAGGGGCCCGAACGAACTGGCAGGATTCCGATAGATACTTCCACCGGACCTACGATGTCTGGCCTGATCCCGTTCATGCGGCAGAGCGCGGTAAATACCGGCCCTCCACCCCCACGTCTACCATAAACGGGGCCTCAGACCAGTTCCTGGCCTACAAGCTCCGTATTCATAGGGAGCCCCTCACCGAGTCCGACCAGTCTTTTCAAGAGGCCTCCGAGCTAGAGACGGCGCTCTTGGCGGTAATGGAAGACGCCTTCCTCAAGGAGAGCCAATTCCCTTTTAAGCAGGCCGGTAAGCACCTCGCCCTTTACGGATACACGAACATACATGGACCCGTCCTGGATTCCGCCGAACTTATGGAAAAGCCCCGGCGCCGCCAGTACGATTCCGACAAAGACTATAGCGCAGCCCTGAAGACCTTCCAAAACGAACGCCGGCACTGGAACCCTATACGGATACGGGCCGAGCATCCTGCGAGGGTCCTTATGCCGCCCCTTCAGAAGACGCCCGGAGTTGCCATCCATGTTGTCCAGTTCGAAGCACAGGAGCTCCATGATCTAACCGTTAAAAAGAAGAAGACCAGACGCGGGGCGTCCGTGTTCCCGGTAGGGGACAACCCGTTAGAGATAGTGACCGTTCAGGAGTTCTGGACCGATAAGTACCACGCCCTGAAGGTCAAAGATAAGGAGATGCTCTACTCCGAGAAGAACACCTGGAACTACGTGCCGTTCGGACACGGCTTTGCAGGGCTGGGAGTCGAGCTGTCCAACATGGAGGAGTGGGACCCCAGGTACTTGGCCGAGGGCATGCTTGATTCCATCAAGGACAGCATACGAAATCAGGCCCAGTTCGCCAATGCAAAGACCGAACTAGTAATAAACAAGGC